CGCCGCAGAATAACATTCAACCCAAAGATTACGGCGGTAACAGAACATTGCCAGTTCGCACCAAGGTTCGCGGGTGTTAGGGGCTTCGGCAATCGCTAGGCGATACCACTTATGCGCTTCTACGGATTGTCCTAGTTCTTCATGCGCCTTACCTAACAAACGCATTGCATAACACCGTTCGTTTTGCCAAGTGGCTTCAGGCATTGCAAGGTATTTATTTAACGCGGTAATTGCATCGTGCCAACGCGCATAGAAAGTTAGTTCCCTAGCGTGATAAAACGCGTTACGGGGGCAATGTACATCTTCTTTAACCGCAAGTTCCAATAGCGGCATATATTGCCCACGGGATTTTGTATTGTCGGGCAAGTGCTTAACCAATAGCATATCGGTATGCGCGTAAATTTCCGTGATGCGACCATCAGGGCGGGGATACTCATGTACGGGGTGATGCCAATGATAGCCACTTCGGTGATGTATCTTTTCGTAAAAGAAACTTATGCCGCAACCCCAATCAAATTTGTATCTTAGGCGCGTTGTGTTTTCTTGCCAAACGCGTTCGATTTCTTTGCGCCAACCATCCATTAAAACTTCATCAAGGTCTAGCGAAATGCAAACATCAATATCACGCGGCAATAAGGCTAATGCGGTATCACGCGCTTTATCAAATCGCCAAGGGCTAATGCAAATGTCGTAAACTACCGCGCCGTTTTCTATTGCAAGTTCTACCGTTTTATCAGTAGAACCAGTATCGGCAATTAGGATAATGTCGGCATCTTTAGCCGAATCGCAAAAACGATTTACAAATTCTTCTTCGTTTTTGCTGATTGCGTAAACGGCTATCTTTAATTTTCTTGTCATGTATTATTTTCCTATTATGGGTTCATTGGCACATAGTCGGGATTATTGGGCCATGCGTTAAATGTTCGCGGTTCTGTAATGCTACTAGGTAAATCACGCAATGCTTGGCGATATGTTGCCCATTCTGCTTTTTTAGCAATTGTGCAATCAACCGCTTGTGTCCAATCGCAAACATTTAAAAGTTGGTTGCGTGTTGCGCGAATGTTAGCCATTGCAGAATTTTTGGCGGCTTGTATTTCTTCAGCGGTCATTGATTGAACTTGTACCAAAGATACAAATTCGCCATCATCGTAAGCCGCACATTCAATTAATTTTTGTGTCAGTCGGTCATGGTCTTTAAACAATGTAATTTTTTTTGCGTTGTTTTCTGCTAAAAATTCATCGCTTGGGCCATTAGCGTTAAATGATGTATTAGCAAACAGTTCGCGGTAATCGCCTACTGTAATTGGGCTTGTCAAAATTGCAATTTGCATGATGTTTCCTTAGTACGGGCCAGTATTGAAAAATGCCGCATTTGGCGGGGTAAAGTTTGCGGTGTATCGTGCATAGCCTTTGGTAATGCGAAATTCATCAACATAACCATTGAATAATAATGTTGTACTACCATCTGCACCTATTATTGCTAAAGTCCCTGTACTTGGAACAGTATAATTAGATGTATAAGTTGAACTAACTTGTGTGCCATTAACAAACATTCTTGTGTTGTTGCCACTTTTACATACTGCAAAATGTTGCCATGCGCTTGTATTTGGGTTTACATTGTAAGAAACAATAGTTGTATTGTTTACTGCAAAAACATAACCTCTCAAAGATGAAATTTCTATAAAAAATCCATCAGTTGCATTACCATTTGTTCCAAGTTGCATTAAATTATCATAACCATTAACGCCATTTGCAGTTTTATAAATCCATGATTCAATTGTGAAATCACCTGACCCAAGTTGGTAATTTTGAAGTTGCGGAGAAGTCGCTTGTTTTAAATAAGCATTAGACCCATTAAAATATAAAGACCCTGTTCCGTATTTCACAACGCTTGTTGAAATTTGCGCACCATTTAAAGTTTCTAAATTATTCATCATAGCGTTGTCAAAGATTGCGCCATTTTGAAAGTTGAGCAAATATGTTTTTCCGCTTGCATTTGTAATTGGTGTAGTGGGTACTGTCACTACTGTTGAAGTATTTAAAACTTGGAAATCGGAGATGTATCCGTAAAAAGCACCGTTATTACCTAAATTTACTCCACCAATAGTAAAATTAGATTCAAACATATTTGTTGCACAAGTTGCACTACCTACACTTGTGCCATTTATATAGACTGTATAACTTGTTCCTGATTTTGTAATACACATCCAATTCCAAGCATTTACTTGATATGCACCAGTAATAGTAACTTTAGTACCTTGTGCTTGCATCTCAATTTCATTTATGTTGAAATTTCTAAAACAATTAGGTTGCGATGGCCCTGAGTCAAATAAACCAACTACAGAAGAATTCAATGGATAAAACCAACAACAAATTGTAAATGCTGAATTTGCAATTCCAACTGTCCCTGTTGTTTGCAAATAATTATAAGCAACACCATTAAAATATCCTGACCCACCAATTACGCTTGTGGAATAGGCGGTAGAAGTACCAAATGGGTTGAAGCGTTGAACGCTTGGTGATGTAAGAACTTGTGTATTTACTGTAATAGTAAAATTGTTTGCGCTATTGTCAACATAACGATTGCTTTGACAAGTCAAAAGGCTTGTGCCTGATATTGCCGTCAAAGGCGTGGTGCTTGGCGTAAAGTTACTTGTGTAAACTGCCGTACCTTTAACAATTCTAAGATTTGAAATGTATCCAGTTGTGTAATAACCGTTGTAATTACCAAGCCTACCAATAGTCATTGGTGCAGAAATTGAATTTAGTGAACCAGTAACCGAGCCAGTACCCGCAGAAGTTCCATTAATATAAACAGTTAAAGTGCTTCCATTCCTAACGCAAGCAATATGATTCCAAGCATTAAGGGTCAATGAAGCCGCTGTTGTAACGCTGTAATATGTACTACCTACAGCAGTATCAAATGAAACTTGGTCATAATATGTACCAACACCAATAGATTGATTAATTGCGCTTACGCTTAAAGCAACTTGTGCTAAAAATTGTTGGCTACCAGTTGTAGTTTTATAAACCCACATTTCAATGGTGAAATTGCCTGAGCCTAAATCAAATGCGGCGTTAGCGGGAATTGTTAAATAATTTGCATCACTTGCACTACCAAAATAATTAGACCAATTAGACCCATAAGGCGAAAACGAACCTTGAGTTACATTGCCAGTACGGGTAACGGTGTAGTTGTTAGAACTACTGTCTAAGAATGTATTGTTCTGTGCGCCGTTTGTCCCGTCGCCATGCAACAACATAGTGACATAGTTAAATTGTGGGTCAAGTGTAGCGGCAACATTTCCACTAGCAACTTTGGTAGATGCACTAAACATTTGTAATTCCTTATTGTGTGTAGTTCTGTCCAACAGTAACGCCATACCAAGATGTACCATCGCTAAAAAAAGAATAAATATCTTGCTTGCTTGCGGTACTTGTAATTGTGGGTGTAGTGCCGCCCGCCCATTTAACTGTTGTCCAAGTGACTGTGCGTGAGCCTGTAGCATCTTGACGCAATAACATAATAAAAGATTTGCCGCTAACCGCAGTTGGCATTGTGATTGTTGTGCTTGCTGTCAAAGTAATAATTTGTACTGTGCCATTAGTCAATGCCAAAGTAATTGCAGTTGAACTGTTAGCGGAGTAAGGGGTTTCTGTATAGTTTGTAACAGTAGGATTTGTTAGCGTTTTGTTTGTTAGCGTTTCTGTGCCTGTAGGGGTTACATAATCTGTACCCGCGACCGCATTAGCCAATGCACCGCCTGAATTGGCTTTTAGCAATGCAGTACCGCTTGGGGGCGCAAGATAATCAGTACCCGCAGTAGCCGCTGATAGTGCCGTGCCATTACCTTTAAGAACGCCTGTAATGCTTGTGGTTAGCGTAATTGCAGGGGTTGATGTAGCAGTTGCTACAGTACCCGCAAAACCATTTGCAGAAACTACCGATGCGCTTGTAACAGTACCTCCATTTGCCCATGTTGGAACGCTTGCACCATTACTTTGTAAAACTTGTCCCGAAGTACCCGCCGCAGTAAAGTTTATAGTTGTGCCATCGCCAACCGCTACCGCGCCCGCGGTCGGTGTATTACTTCCGTTAATAATAACTGTCATTTTGCTTTCCTTTAATTAAGAAACAATCCATCGTTGACCAGTTGCAACGGTAATGGTAACGCCCGTATTTACGGTAATTGGCCCAACCGATGCCGCGTTATAACCCGCAGTAATTGAAACATTGCTTGTTGCAGTATCCAAGTTAGGAACAACCACGCCGTAAACAACCGTGCCTGTTGGCCCTGTATTTCCAGTAGCCCCCGTTGGACCTGTCACGCCTTGGATACCTTGAATACCTTGTACGCCTTGCGGTCCTGTCGGGCCTACATTGCCTTGAATTCCCTGTGTGCCTGTCGGCCCTGTCGGGCCTTGAACGCCTTGTGTGCCTGTACTGCCCGTAGGTCCTGTTGGCCCGACATTACCTTGTGCGCCTGTATTGCCTTGCGGTCCTGTAGGGCCTTGCACACCTTGCACCCCTTGAATACCTTGCGGGCCAGTTGGTCCTGTATTTCCTTGTATGCCCTGTGTGCCAGTAGGCCCTGTTGCGCCTACATTGCCTTGCGGTCCAGTAGGCCCTGCAACCGTAGATGCCGCACCTGTAGGACCTGTTACCCCTTGGATGCCTTGTGCGCCAGTTGGACCTGTAGGGCCTTGGATACCTTGGATACCTTGGTCGCCTTGAATACCCTGTGGGCCTGTCGGACCTTGAACGCCTTGAATACCTTGATTACCTTGCGTTCCTTGGATACCTTGCGCCCCTGTAGGGCCAGTTGCACCTACCGCACCCTGTGACCCTGTTGGACCTGTCGCGCCTGTACTTCCAGTTGGCCCTGCTACGGTGCTTGCCGCGCCTGTTGGGCCAGTAGCCCCTGTTGGGCCAACCACGCCCACGGATTGCAAAACAACAATTAAATTGTGATTGTTTGCAAAACCAGTTGTACCCGTACCGCTAGATGTTGACAAAGTAACGGGGCAAGTAATTGAACTATTGGGTACTATTGTTGGGTCAGCAGATAAAATCCATTTTTGGTAATTGTTTGAATTATTTGCATCTTGCAATACAACGCTATCACCAGTTTTTAAAATTCCCAAAAACAAATCAACATCAATATTGTTACTTGTTAAATGGCTAAAAGTAAGTGTAGTTGCCGATGTTTGTGTAGCGTTATTCCAATATACATGACCCGATGTAGGTGTACCTGAAAATTGATTTGTGTCGGCTTGATATTGGTAATAAGAAGATGATTGACCATCAGCACCCGTTGCACCCGTAGGGCCAGTTGGCCCTGCTACCGTAGATGCCGCGCCCGTTGCGCCTGTAGCACCGGTTGCGCCCGTGCTTCCTGTTGGCCCTGCTAAACCTTGCGCCCCTGTTGGTCCTGTTACACCTTGTGCGCCTTGCGAACCCGTAGGCCCTGCAATACCTTGTGCGCCCTGAATACCTTGGTCGCCTTGGATACCTTGTGGTCCTGTAGGCCCTGCGTTGCCTTGGATACCCTGCGTTCCTGTCGGACCAGTAGGCCCTGCTACGGTAGATGCCGCACCCGTTGCACCCGTTGGGCCTTGTGCGCCATTGCTTCCCGTAGGACCTACAACGCCTTGCGTACCCGTTGGGCCTGTCGGACCTTGTGCGCCAACATTGCCTTGCAAACCCTGCGGGCCAGTTGGCCCTGCATTACCCTGAACGCCCTGCGCCCCTGTAGGCCCGACCGCGCCCGTTGGTCCTGTATTGCCATTAACACCATTTGCACCCGTAGGGCCTGTCGCACCCGTATTGCCCGTAGCACCTTGCGCCCCTGTCGGACCTGTAACGCCTTGTATGCCTTGAACACCTTGGATGCCCTGAATACCCTGCGGGCCAGTTGGCCCTACTACACCTTGTGTACCCTGTGCGCCTGTTGGACCTGTAGCCCCCGTAGGGCCTTGAACCGTAGATGGCGCACCTGTTGCACCTGTTGGTCCTGTCGCACCAGTAGCCCCCGTTGGGCCTTGCACCGTGCTTGGCGCACCAGTAGCACCAGTAGGGCCAGTTGCGCCCGTAGGCCCTTGGTTGCCTTGTGGCCCTGTAGGTCCTGTAGCCCCGCTAATCGCCCTATCAATTCTTAAATCAATGCGGGGTTGTGGCGTTACTTGTAGATTTACATTGTTGCCATCTTGAACGGAAACTTTGATGTTGCTCATAGGACAATAACCCCATCGCTACGCACCAAGAACAACAAGAAAATAATGGAATCATCCGCAGGGGTTGAACCCGATACGGGAAAACTAACCTTAACGCGACCTGAGTAACCCACGGGGTCAACGGCGTTAATTTCTAATTCGGGGTCATTGCTCATTAGCGACCAAGCCGATGCGTCTATTACCAATGTGCATGAACCCGCGGCGGCAACAATGTTAGTAATCGTTAACGGAATTGCGGCGGGCGCAGGGTTGTAATCGGCAATGTCAAAAGTTAAGCCATTGCGCGTATCAATGATGTTGGATAGTTCACGGCGAACAATTTGGGCGTTAAGGGTTGCGCCTGTCAAATCAACGGGCAAACCATTAGCAGAATTGGTAAATGTCAGATTCCAGTAGGTTTTCTGATTCCATACCAATTCGCCCGCAAGAATGGGGTTGTCGAACCCGCTTACTTGTGCAAGGGTGTTTTTGTTAAAGATGGCTATGATGCTACCCTGTCTTTCTGCTCAAATGCGTATCCCTGTTTTGGGGATAGAAACTTACCGTTTACATATCTTCCGCAACATCTACGGATGATTGTAGTTCTATTGCATAAATGTAATTTAGCCGCATCATCAGGGCGTGAAAATTTACCCAAAGGGGTAATGTACCAACCAACAAAATGCGGGGCTTCTTCCCCAAATTTGCCGTAATTAGGGTTTTGTTCAGCGGTCATACCATTGTTACGATAGCCGCCAATAGATTTGTTCCAACCAATATTACGAATAGGGCGTAATTTTTCTTCTAACTCAAAACAATAATTTTGGGTAGAAATGACAAGCGGTTGAACAATAATTTTGTGCCACAAATCTTTAAATTTGTGCTTATGGCTTCTAAGGCGTTTTGCCATATTTTCGGCAACGCCTACATAGCCTTCAGTAAACATATTGCTATGCTCAGGCAAGCGTAGCCAATAAAGTGTCGCCATAGCGTTCCCTAAACTTAGTTAGAACTTCCGCGAATCCCGCGGGCTAATGGTATCTTGTATTGTTTTTTATTCTATCAAGATTGGTTTAATAAATCAATAAAATGCCACAAATCTTCATTTCGATATGTTCCCGTTGGCTTATCGGTTGCCCACGCGGTTGGCGGCCCGTTCAATTCCGTAAGATTATCGCCAACAATTCGGTATTCTTTAACGCCCATGTTTGTGTTAAAAGTTTTACCATCTTCATTTAAAACCCCAACAACAACCCGAACATATTGGTTCACTAATTCTTCAACAACTACGATTTCTTCCTTAACCGTTTGTGATGGTATTGTTATATCTCTTGCCATATCAACCTTTCAATTGTGCTTCTAATGATTCTACTTTGGCACTCAATTCCTGAATTGCTTTAGTTAGAACCGCTATGTATGACGGATAGTGAATTGTTTTAAATCCTGTTTCATTGCCAACTTTCCAATCGGGTTCATGGTAAACCAATGATGAACCTAATTCTATGATTTCTTCAACTTCATCAGCAATAAACCCATAACCTTTTTGATGTTTGGGGTCTGCTTTAAGTTTGTACGAAACGGGGCGCAATTGTTTGACAAACGCTAAACCCAAATCGCTATCGGCAATTTCTTCTTTTAGGCGTACATCTGATGGGCTTGTTGTTTGAACAGTAATCGTAACAATGTTACTTGTGCCGCTAGTTCCTACATACGCACCAACAATGCCTGTGGATGTACTACCTAAAATATTTAATCCTGAACCCCCTGCATTTGCCGTTCCTGAATTTGTTGGAAAAATTCTAGCCCATGAACCCGCAATAACACCGCCCAAATAATCAGCATAAGTTGCGTTTGTTGCAAAACTTGGTGTTCCCCATGTTCCATTTCCAAGCATTACATCACTAGCACTTCCTGTCGGTTGCGGATATGTATAACTTCCCCATCTAAAACCCGCAATACATTCAATACCATATCCCGCTAATAAACCAAGCCCGCTAACACCCGCACCATATAAACCTTGACCTTTGACACCAATGTTTCCATTGCCTAAAACGCCAACGCTTGAACTTCCATTTGCCGTTCCATTTACGCCATAACCGCCTGTTGTTGAATAGTTATATCCATATACGGCAGATGAATATGGATTTGAAATTTCTCCAAAAACACCATAGGTATAACTTGAAGTTGTATTGTTGTTAAAACCAAATAATGCCGCGCCTGTAGCGTTATTTGATTCGGCATAAACACCAAATTTTGCAGAATTGCTTGTGTTAAAGGTTGCCGCCGCAAACCCACCGCCTGAACCACTAGGAACGGCAGTAGCACCATCAAATTGAACAACGCCCCGACCAAAGATGCTATTCAAATACATATTGCCGTTTGATTGCTTTATGTAATAACCAACCGTTCCAGTAGGCGCATTGGTTGTTGGTACGCCGCCATCCCAATTATCCGAACGAATATCTTGAAATACGCTTGCCGCTATTGGACCTGTCCATGCGGTTTGTCCCGCACCTACGCCATCTACAGTAACCGCATTAGCGTTGTATCTACCTTGGATGTACCAAAGAACTTGACCAACGGCAACGCTTGGCGTAGTTAATGACCATCCACTAGGTGCATTAGGGCCAGTTGTGGGCGTAGTAAAAGTTGGCGTTGGATCACTTTGTGATTGAACTTTGTATGCGGTTAAAGATGACAAACCAATTAAACCATTTGCACCTGTAGCACCCGTTCCAGTAGGCCCTGTTACGCCCGTAGGGCCGCTTGGTCCTGTAGTTCCAGTTGGACCAGTTGTGCCTGTTGGGCCACTTGGACCAGTTGTGCCTGTTGGACCAGTTGGCCCTGCACCCGCTACGGGATTCCAAACCAATGCCGCGCTAATTGGGCTTAATACTGAACTTGTTACATCGTTGCCAACCATGTAAGCAAAATAATATGTACCCGTGTTTAGCGTGATATTTGCAAATGTGTAATAAGTACCATTGGTAACGGGTTGACCATTTGTAGTAGATGCGCTTGTTACTAATTTCCAATCGCCCGATGTTGGTGTTGCGCTTGTAGTCCAAAACAAATTACCAAATGTTACGCGCCCCGTTGTTGGAATAAAAACTTGAACATTGATATAGGGTATTGTTGCGCTTGGAAATCCCGTAACTGTAGGTGCGGCTAATGGTGAAAAATAACTAACCGATGGCAAACCCGAATTAGGTACGGGCGTAAATTGCGTTATATCTGCATTATCATAAACTTGTGCGTTGTATTCGCTTAATTCTAAACGCGCACCCAATGAACCATCAGGTAAAGATGCTTCGTTAACTTTCATCACGCGGAAAAGTTTTGCGTTCCATCCATAATCAGAATTTGTAACGCTAACAACATTACCCGCATCAACTTGGATGCCATAATAAGTAGTGCTAAAAGAAACAATCAAATCTTCGCGGGCTTGTTCAAGCAAACGATTCGCAAGGTAATGCGTTTGCACCGAATCATTAACCAAGTCATAAGTAATTGAATACTTGTTAACGGGTTCATTGGGATATAGTAACCCGCTAGGTGTTTCAATATTGACAAATGCGGCTTGGTCGCGATTTTCTTTAAACGGGAATCGCGCTTCAACTTGGTTAATAGATGAAGTAATATCGGTTGCGCTAACTCGAATTTCGCCAATGATGTTGTTATCATTAAACGCATAAGATGCGGTTTCGGCTTTGTTAATTACTACCGACCATTGACCCAATGCGGCGTTGTATGTCATCCATGAATCACACGCTGACATGATGCGGTCAATGTTTGAAAGAACCGATTGCCCTGCATCTAATACACCATTGATGCGGTAACGCGCTTGGGTTGATGGATTGCCGCTTGAATCTGTAAATGTAATTAGTTCATCGCCGTATGCGTTTAATGCGGTTGCGCTTGTGCTATTAACAAACGCGGCATTTACTGCACCACCATAAACATCATTGGTAATGTAGTCATACCAAACATCGCCCGCTTTGGCTACACCCGTTCCATTTAGCGTATGACTAACTTTAAATGTAATGGGTGAAAGTTGCGTAGTATCAGCATCGCGGTTGTAAATTAGTTTGACAATAGCAAAGCCCAAACCATTCATTTGGCGCGTACCTGTCCATCTTTGTGCAACGGCAATATCAGAACCACCCATGACGGTGCTAGGTGCTGATGCCCCATTGGTAGATGTAATTGTGCCACCCGCGGTAGATTTATAAAGATTGATATAAAGATTTCCGCTAATCTTTGTATTTACATTTCCCGCTTCATCGGTAAGACTAATTACTTTTGTTAAATCGCTACTATCAAAAGTAATTTTTCTATCGCCAAAATACATATCGCTTTGGTCAAACGCAAATTGACCATTAGGGCTAATGCTTGAAATAGCCAAAACATAGTACATTGTCTTTTGGTCGGTTGTGAGAACCGCATCAACAAATGTGCCGCCCATATAGGCATTGCCATAAACAATAGGAATTGCGTTTACTGCGCTTGGCGGTACTTGTTGCCTTACGCCCATGTCTTGTTGTTTTTCGGGGTTATCCGCAAACATACGGGTAACAATAAATGAAACCGCAAAATTAACGGCAAAAGTAGCCGCCGCAACGCTAATGCTAAAAGTTGTTGCTACATAAGCAATTAGTGTAGAAACCATTTCATTCCCTAACAAAAGTTGCGCCAAGGGCTTTATATCCCCTGCGCGTGTAATCAATCAACGGACCGTTAGCAGAAATTGATGTGCAAACAATATCTACTTCACCCATTTTTAGCATTGCTTCAGCGCGTTCATTAAACGCTTTCCATAGCCTACCACCAACCGTTCCATTGCGATGTTCGGGTTCAACCCACCACAATAGTTCGTTTAATTCTTTTACTTTTGGCGACCAAATGTTAGAAGTTTTGTAAGCCACAATCGCGCCTCGCAAATGCGAATCCACAAAGATGAAGCCACGCCCTTGAATGATGCTAAACAATAGTTCTTCAACATAGCGGGGAAAGTGATTACACGGTTCACCAAGTTTTTTAATTGGGTTTTCATAGGCGTATGCCTCCACTATTTCTAACAATCTTGGTATGTCGTATCTTGTCGCTTGTCTTATCATGGTGAATCACCACCTCCACCTTGGTTATCAACCGTAATAGTTGTTTCGCTTGCTTGTGTTTGTGTCATTGGCGGCGCACCAAAATCAAAATATGTATTTGCAATTTGTGCTACACGGTTCATTGATGTATCGCCCGCATAAATAAATTGCCAATTGTTTTGATTTGTTTTTACGCCCGACAATCTGTTTTCCAAAATGCGGCGCATTGATGAACAAGAAATAGAACAAGTTGCAATGCGTGTACGCGCTTCAGAATTAAAATCTTCTGTAACTGAAACGCTATTGATGATGCCTTGATAGCGTTTAAAAAATTGCGTTGTAGGCGTTGTAATGATTTGATTGTTACTGTCAAAAAATCCGCGCCATATTTCTACTAACGAACCTTTAATATCATTGCCAAGAATGATGCCTACATTGGTTGGGTCAATACCCGTTAACGCAATAGTCATGTCATCCGATGTTGCTTTAATGTCGCGTTGAACATCACCGACACTAAGTAGCGCACCAAGATTAGAAAAGGTAATGCCGCCAACCGTGATAGGTGCGGCGGCGTTGCAGAATGTATAAACTGTAGCGGCATTGCCTACGGTAAGTTTTACAAATTCCGCATGGTTAATTTGTGAACCAGTTACGGCGTTAATTGTTGTCATGTTATGTACTCACGGAAAACAAACGGCGCATCCCATTGCACAAACGCGCCATCCGTCATTGGGTTAAGTGTATAGGTTGGGCAAGATTCTGCAACCACCGTAAATGTGCAAGCATTTCCTACATAAACAGTTGTACCTGATGATGGCGTACCAATCAACGGGCGATTGATGCCTACTGATGAACCCGCGCTATCGGCGGTTATCTTGTAGGTGTATCCGTTAATCATAATAAAGTCGCCCGCTTTAAATGTGCCGTTAGAAGTTAGAGCAAGTGTTTGCGTATTAGCCGCGGGCGCACCGTTCAAGGTTGCCTCGGTAGCCGTGCCACGCATTTTATTAAACCAAGATAGATTAGAACTATTAAAAGTAATGGTTTCAGGTAGTTGCCTATCTTTATTATCAATGGCTTGGATAATATCCCGAACTTGTGGATAGTAAAGGTAAGCATGGGGCGTAATAATAAACACCCAAGGCACGGCAGTTAAATATTGCGCTACGGTGATATAACCCGAACGCGCTACTTGTTGTCCAACCATACGGCGGTTATTTACCGTCATTGATTGTTGTATTTCAAAGATGGTTTGGAAACTCATGCCCGACCCCTATTCACCGCCAACGATTTATTGGCGTACTGATTTGCCGCCCAAATCGCGTTAGAACTACCATATAAGCGTTCTTCAAATGATTTGGTATCAATGGCGTTAATGTAGTTGTTTGTAATGCTTGTAGAGCCGCCCATGCCGCCTAACGCATGGTTTGGAATGATTGTTCCCGCCGTGCGGGGTATAAAAAGTTCAGGCCCTCTTTCCCCAATTAGGCTAACTTGATTAACGGCGGGGTTTCCACCATCAGCATAACTAGGCATACCCATAACCGCGGCGGGTTGGTAGGGGTTTGATTTCATGCCAAACATAGAGCCAAACAAAGAACTTAAAAAACCCGATGCCGCGGCTTTCATTTGCATTGCTAACATATCTTGAATGATGCTACGCGCCAAATCTTTAAAACCAATCTTGCCTGTTTTAACAAAACGGTCAATAGCAGATTCCATATTTCCCAAAACTGATTCAAATGCTTTTGCGCCAACTTCTAATTCTGTTGGCATATCACGCAAGAACTTTTGCATTGATTTGCCAAAGCCTTGTTCAAATGAACCTTGCCGTTGCGCTAATGCCGCGTTGTATTGCGCTTGAACATATTTATTGCTTGCTTCTGTAAGTTGATTTTGTTGTTGAATTAAATAATATTTGGCTTCAACTTCTAAATCATTGTTGTGATTTATTTCTTTAATTGCATCTAACCTTTGTTGGTCAAGCAAATAAAGTTCTTTATTTAATTGTATTTCTTCGGGTCGCAAATCTTTTGTTTGTTGTTCAATTTGAAATAACCCGTTTTTAATTCGCAAGGCTTTTTCTTCATTTTCAATTCTTTTAATTGAATCTGTAAACGCGCTATTTTCTTTACCCGCAACATCTAATAAAATTTTATCTAAACGCTGAAGTTCGTGAAAATACTTTTGTAATGCGCGTAGGCGTTCGCGTTCTGCGCGTTCCGCTTCAGGGTCGCGGGCTTTAGTTACTTTTCTTCCCGCTACTGATGGCGAACCTTTTGTTTCGGGTGCGGTAGGATTAAAAATTTCATTAGTAAATGTATCTAATTTAGCCCTGTCGCGTTCTGCGCGTTCTGTTGCTTCTTTATAGATTCTTCCAATTTCGGCAAAATCACCGCGAAACAAAGCCATTGCCGCTTTACCAATTGCGGAAAAATCTTCTATTAGTGTTTTAATAATAAAAGAAACATGACCCGCCGCCAATGCAACGGTTTCAAAAGCGGCTTTAAAAATTACGCCAAATGTGTTGCCTTCTTTATTTAGGCTTTTTAAATAATCCATTGTGGTTACAAGTTTTGGCCCTAACTCCGTAGCCAAAGTAACCATGTAATCACGCGTTCTTTGCCCCAATATGTCGTACACATCTGCGGCTTGTTGAATTGCTTGTTCTTGTTCTTTTGTAACCGTATTGGCTTTTGCCATATCTTCGGCAAGCGATACAAAATCTACACCTTTGGCGGCTTTGCCAAAAACATCCATTGCTTTAGCATTGCGCGTTACTGAATCTTCCATTGAACCAAGATTTTTAACAACCTTGTTTAACAATTCTTCTTCGGAAAGTTTGCCCAAATCTTGTAGGCTTACGCCCAACATAGTTGCAGTTTTTTGCGCTTGTAAAGAACCGCCCGCGGCTTCATCAATAAACTTTGTAAACGATGATAAAAGTTTTCCTGAATCACCCGCTTTGCCGCCCGCATTGGCTAAAGCATTAGAAAGTTTAAGAACCGTTCCAATAGCAACATCATTGGCTTTGGCTACATCGGCTAAATCATCGGCGTATTGAAGTGCGGCGGCACTAGCGGCAACCAAGGCGGTTGCGCCTATCTTTCCAAACCTTTCTGCGGTTTGGCTAAATTGTTCAAGTTTCTTACCCGCGTTTTCAATACCTTTATTGAATTCTGCGGTATCAAGCCCTAGCACTACGCCAAGGCGGGCAATCATATTAGCCATCTTTTACCCCAAACAATGTTTT